TCGTCAACATGAACTACTTCAAATTCACGGTCCAACCACTTGACATGTAGAACATCACCTATCATTGGTGTTAGTGTCTGTGATATATCCCTTTTCCAGGTTCCTATTGGAATATGTGTAGTTATGATGTCTCCACCAAACATACCAAAAGAACTCCATAAATTAGGTTCTTCACCTACATCATACAAAACCTTAGTAGTTATTGGCTCCTCAAAGGCAGTGTTTGTGTGTTCACCATAAAGTGGATCGTAGGGGACCGACTCATCCCTACGAAAATAGTCTACCTCAATACCAGCGATGTCCGTGATTTCCATAAGATAGCCCGTTACCAGGTCGTGTTCCTGATTAAAGTTTAGGTCATATAGGGACCACTTTGGTTTGGTCAATCCTGGATTAGGTCTTCTGGGCATTAGTTACACCAGTCTTTATAGTGGTTTTCACCGAGTATTTGACATTTCCAACCTTTGGAGTGTCCGCTCTTATGTGTCTTGCCATATACATCCTCTATGTTCTGGATGTATTTATATCATTTAGCCTAAAATATTCACCAACCTAAAATATTTTATCTTAGTAACATACATCAACCCTGATATAGACCATAGCCCTCATAAACTTCCTCGCTCCGAAGTTGTTCATCCAGTTTAGTTATTTCTTCATTAGCCTCTGACATCAAAGCATCTCCATCCATTTGGACATTCATATTACCTATAGCTTGGAATCCTCCAAACTTTCTACGGATAAGACCAAGATTACGTTTACATAGGGCTGTGGCATAATCCAAAATCCACATATTTTCATACAAGTCCTCATCATCCCCTTCTACAGTGAATGTTCTTAGAAGAATGAATCCAGGTGAATCATATACAACATTATCATAGGTTATATAAGAACCACTGACTGGTGGAGCAGGATTCAATTCCAAAGTGTTAGTATATTTGTGATACTTATAGTTATATGTATCAACCACATACCTCTTTATAGTCTCCAAGAAATCCCGGGCTATATGATAAGATATTAGTGTATATCCAGAAGCAGCACCACTACCTGAGGTGCCTCCCCTACCAAGCATCTGATCAAACATTCCAGCATTATACATATAGTTGGAGATAGTGAACAACTGATTCACACCACCGAATGGTTGTGTGTCATATCCAAGAACTTCAACAACATCACCAGGAAGGTCATAAGTTGCAACACCACCTGATAGCATTACAGTATAAAATGTTTCCTGAGTAGCCTGTCCTACAGCCCATTTGATGAACCGTTGGCGTGAATCGTCAATATTATCATTGATAGTGGAAATTTCTAATTCCACTTTGACCATCGGACTACCTAATCTTCTCAGAATTTTTTCAGCTAGATCAGATTTTTTCATACACCTTGCCTCTCATTACCTTCTTCATCTACCCATGTAACTTCCTTTCTCATCAAATCCAATATATCACTACTTCCAAGCATCTTTTTTATTCTATTTTCTACAGATGGATGTTCATCAATAAGATCACTCAATTTATTAACTATTTTGGTTATTTTACTATCACCAACACCATATATCTCACCTAAAATCTGCAACTTCGCCATACCGCTACTCAATTCTTCACCATATCCTAATTTTACCGCCATTGAATCAGCTTTATATTCCATTTGTTTTGACATAACATCATTCAATACTTTGCCTGTTTTATATAATAAGAAAAATATGAATAGCGATAACCAAGTTGAACTTAGTGCCGTTGCCACGGTAAGAGCCAATAATATAAATGAATATTTACGAACTGATTTAACTATGAAATCCTTATTATAATGGTGTCCATATTCATGGAGTAAAAATGCCCACAATTCTTCTGGTTTTAATAACTCCTGCAGACTATTTGATAGAACCAGTTCACCGTTGGGCATTACAAATGCCCGTGGTTTTGGATCATCAACACTATATATTTTTATCTCTTTATATGGTAGATTATTCTTTTTGATGAAGTTCTTGAAGGTTTTTTCAACTTTTTTATCTCTCTTGACATAATGTTTCAGATATAACCTATAACCTACCAAAAGTTCCTGTAATTGGTCATATATCAATTTGATAGCAGCTGCTGATATTATCAATGATTCATCTGTTTTTTCAAGGTGTCTTTGTAGTCTCATATCTCTATTTATATAAATTTATCAGAAATCTTTTGTCAACCAAGAAAAGTCCTCACCAGGTTCAACATCGGAAAGAATACCCCATCCTTCATCCTCTTCCTGTTTAGTGCCTTTGTGTAGTTCATAAGACTCCTCAAATAAATTCATCTCCAAAATAAATACTGCCCAATATAACGCTGAAACCGTATCATCATTGGTATCTCTACCAAAAAATTTGTTGTTCTGTTCAATAAAACTAGATAGTTCTGCTACGGTATCATAGTCCACGATACTCAAAGAACCATCCTCTATAAGTTTCTTCATAAGTAGAACAGCCCGTGGTTTAGTCTTTGTGGTTGCACGAATTCCAAGATCCTGAGCCTTAGAGCCTGTATTGACAAGTCCTTCGTTCTCATGTTCCCACCATAAACGGTTTACTACGGCAGATCCTTCTGCATTATTCTCTACCATGATATAGGCTTGATTGTAAAAATATGCTACTTTATTTACAGTATCAGCGAACCTGAAAACATCTACCACATTACTTCTATATTTTGCTACCTGGGAGAGTTTGATGGGCTTCATAGATTCCAATTTCAACACCTGTATGACAGAATAATTCTCACCTGTACCTTTGGCACTATCTACTCCAAGTATATACTGGGCTCCATCTATAGGTTTCTCATAAATGATAAAATCTCCACCAAGTTGTTGGTCAACAGGATCTTCCGTCATTGTATATAAATCTTCAAGAACAGTTGCATCAATAACTGTAGCAATAGATCCCAAGAACTCAACAGCATACTCCTGTCTGAATCTACGAAGTCCAAGGTTCTTCCTCTGATTTTCTGCCCATTTTTCATCCCTACCAGGCACAACTCTCCAGTCAAACTTTAGAGATTTGAACTCATTCTCTTTTCGTTCTGCCATAGTATATATGGTATGAAATTGATTGAAAATACCACAAGGTGTTGATATTATGATAATTTTAGCCTCTTCGGAAGCTGAAATAGTTGGATAGTTGGCTGACCAGAACTCATCAGCTACGTGTTTACGGACGAAGGCAAACTCATCACAATTTTTGGTCTTCACACCACCATTGATTAGGAACGAATGGTCATTATTTTTCACACCCACCACATCATACACATCAATCTTTCCATGGTGTGGATACATAGCAGCAACAACATTATCACCACCATCTATACGATCCCCAAGGCAAATATTTTCCAGTTTTACTTTATTATCATCTATGAAGAACTCATGATTATGTGTTGCCACCACTTGTCTTCCATCGGTAAATGTTATCCGACCTGTACGTTTTTCACCATTGAGAGATATACCGCTAAAGTCTTTCCAACCTTCATCGGTCATTATCTCATAGTCATTATTTGCCACAAAATCCATAACCTAGCTCCTTGACCATTGCGCTATATAGCGCTAAACTGAAATCCTTGCTTTGTTTCTGTAGGGACAACATAAAAACGCTGAACTCTTTGTTGTTTTGTTCTTTTGTCACACCTACCATTTCAAAAAGTTCAGTTGGTGTGATATGTAACTGTGAACCCTTACTAACATTATAATCTTTATCAACCAACATCAGGTTGTTGGGGTGTGACATAACAAACGGACTGATATAATGTTCATATCCACGGGACACTGGAAATATATGGTCGTTATGTTTATCAGTCTGTTTGGTCTCTACAGACTTAGTGGATAGGTATCTTACCAGGTTGTTATAATAATACCGGTCAAACATTTTTTGTCTACCATCAATACCTCGCTTTTGTAATGTTTTCAGTAAAGCGTTTTCTTGTATGGTAAGACCATTATCCAACACGGTCTCATTGCGATATTTTGCTAATCGCTGATAACCATTCAATCCATTTTCATCAATGTTGGATAGATGACCATTTTTAGTATGTTGTCCTTTCTTCTTGTAACCACTAACACCAAACTCATCTATTTTTTCCAGTGTTTGTTTGGCCTTCACCATTGATGTCTGATGTTTTGTCAGTCCAGTCGATACATCTATTTCTTGTAGACCGGTCTTGATATTTTCAAGCCTTTTATCACATACCATCTTTTGGTGTGGATATGTTGTGATAAAATCATTGTATGACATGTTTAGTGTCTTTTCAATATAGTTACGCTTCAACATTGATAGTCTGGTTCCTGTTACCGGACACACAATATAATCAATATTCTCTACAACATCATCCATCCAAAGATGTTTGTTCCTCTTCCTGTTGCGCTTCAAAAACTCTTCTAATCTGTTCATGTGTCCACCTCTACACCTATTTATAAACAAATGTGAACTTTTCAGTGAGTTTTCTTTAGTCTTTGGTAAAAATCTTTAATAGTCACCTCTTCAATCTCCAAGGTTTTTTTGTTGCGAACCTTGATGGTGTTTTCACCGCCTAGGCAAACAAGCATATTGATAGTTCTACCACGGAAGGCATCAGCGGATGTAGCAGACACAAGTATTCTGGTGCCATTATCAAACTCTATACCCATTTTACCGAAAGATTCAACTCCTGGCTTCAACCATACTGGAAGTTCCTCATACATAATAGTGATACGATGAAGAATATCAATAGCAGAAATCTGTTTATTGGAAACAATACCAATGGTCTTATCAGCATTGAAGATGGCATACCAGAGAGCATACGCAGCTACAGTGGTGGATTTTCCTGACTGGCGGGAAAGAAGGAACACATTGAATCTATTATCCAAAACGGTTTCAAGTAGTTTCTTTTGATAGGCATAAGGTTTAAATACTATTCTACCCTTATCAGGATGAACTATTTTTACATGTTTCAAGAACGGCCATATAGACTCCGAACATTTCTGAAGCTCTTGGACCTCTTCCAGTGAGTAATCATATTCAGCAAGTGGTTTCTTGACAAACGAATCATATTTTGGCATACACAATTTTCTCCTATGAGGAATGCACTAAAAAGCCTCAATAAGTATTTATAATTTATTGAGGCTTGAAATTAGTGGTTAGGTAGAAATGTTATATCATTTCACCACAAAAAAGTTTTGTTCCAGAGGAGTATTTTCAGTCTGACCGATATTGAAACTCATTTTATCGTCACGTTCCACTTTGAATACAATATCCTTACTATCCTGTTTAGTTTCCAGAATAACAGGTCTTCCCCATATATGGCAAACATGTCTCATGGTTTCAATAGCATATCCTCGGTCTAGTGGAACTCCAGCATATCTATGAATCATATAAAGACTACCATTGTCATTATAATTTCCACTGATAATTTCTATTTTGGGAATACCACTGTGAGCATAACTATTCACAATAATATCCCTAACTTCCTCAGCCGTATGTTCTGTCCTAACATAGTCCCAAGAGTTGGAAGTTTCATAGACTTGATAGATATATAGGTCAAGTTCATTCACAACATCTGATGTCAAGAAATCCTGCATAAAGAACCAGTCCGTATAACTTCTCATAATCTCACGAACCTTCTCAAGACCTTTACCTTCTTTCTTGTCCCAGTCTTGTTTCTCCTTCCAACTTGTGCAGTTATTATATTCCTCACCATGACGACCCTTATCCCATCGTTCTCTGATATTCTCAAACATTCCACTTCCAACAAGATATGGATTGAGTCCTACATAATTCTTCGCCTTCACCAAAGAATTAGAATAGTTATACTGACCATGTTCATCATTGGAAAGTAATCCTTCCTGGAACAATTTATCCATAATAAACTGGTGAACGAATGTAGCCACACCTTCATTGATGGTTTTAGTCTTTATCATCGGCCAGTAATACTGTCCTTCACTTCTAAGAGTTTCAAGAATATCAATCTGCCAATCATCAAGAGTCCTAGCATTATCAATAACGTATCTGAGAATATCTTCTACGGGTTCAATAGGACTACGCATCTTGATTTCTTCCCATAGTTTTCTATTATATTCTTCAACATTGAGTGGTTTACTTCCATCAATTACTAGGTCCCCGAACTGACTATAACCAGTCCTAGCAACCATCTTCCTCTGTTCAAAGATACGTTTCTTCCTGTATTCCTCTGTTTCTGTCTCAAAGGGGCTGGAATGCCATTGAATAGCGTGTCCTGCATCAATAATCTTCTCAACCTTATCAATTCCATACATCTTTTCATATTCATTGAAACGGTTACCAGCATTGAGCATGAGGTCCATAATATCATACCGGCTATTCTGGAACCACTTGTTCATCTTGAACATGGCAGAGTGTCCATAACAATGTGCCATGATAAGAGCTTGAACAGCCAATGGATTGGTATTCATCAAGTATGCTCGGGCAGGATCGGAGAAGATAATAACCTCATATGGAATGTTATTATCCAGGTTCTCATAAATTGTCCGTTGTTTCTCATAGTCTCTACCAAACTTCCAAGAACTAACATTGGTAGGAATCCTATAAGCCATAATTTCAAGCATCTTCTGGAAGGGTATAATATCCCATGATATTGGGACATACTCCAGTTGAAGGTCTTCAACCGCAATTCTCTCAATTCTTTCTTCTAATTTTGCTAATCTTTGAAGGTCAGATTGTTTCATATTCTACATTCCTTTCATTTTTATTTGAATATTATAACATACTTTACAATTTTTGTCAACTATTATATAATAGGTGTAGAGAGTAATCCGGGTGCGTGAACACACCGGAAACTGGTGGAGCAATCTACCAGATGTCCTCTCCAACCTATCAAGGAGCAATATCTATGGGAAAGAAAGCCAATTATGAATTAGTAAAACACTTTGTAGAATCCATTGAAGGATGGTCACTTGTTAGTAAAGAATATATTGGTGTCCATTCTAAACTTGAATTACGATGTAACAATGGACACATATTCAAAATGAGCTATAATTGTTTACGATCTGGTCAAAGATGTCCTATTGAAAAAGGTGAGAATATTAGAAAGAAAAAAGCTCATTCAATAGAATATATTATATCATCAATAAATAAAGTTCCAGAATATACATATGTTGATGGTCATTATCTAAACGGTAAATCATTACTAACTATAAAACATATTGACCACACATATCAAGTTTGTTGGAATAATTTTCAACAAGGTAAAAGATGCCCAATATGTAGTCCTAAATGGTCCCGAGCAGAAAAAATAATTGCAAATTATGTAAAATCAATATACTCTGGTATCGTTATTGAGAATGATAGAACACTCATTATAAATCCTTCAACAGGTAATTATTTAGAACTTGATTTATTTATGCCGGAAATCAATAAAGCTATTGAATATAATGGTCTTCATTGGCATTCCGATCAATACGCCCAATATAAGGATAAAGTAAAACAAGACTATTGTGATAATAATAGCATAGGTTTGTTAGTTATAAATGATTACAATGGAATGGTG